GGAACATTATATAGATAATTACTTAAAATCTAATGTTGTAGAAGAATGTGATTGTAACAATTAATAAAATATGAAAATAAAGAAAATTTATAGAGATACCATCGTAACTGATGCAAGTGGGCAAGTGGATTCTAACATATACATTGATACGGATTCTGTATTTTTTAGTTCTGTTCCACTATTAGACCATCGATTACCAAAGTGGGCTGATGAGGAGCAGGATACAATTGCAGGTTATGTAAATGATATCGCAACTGAAATGCAGGATTACTTAAATCAATTCTACGATATACTATCCGAAAAGGTATTCAATGTTGATAGAACCAAGCATAGATTTGAGATTAAAAAAGAATACGTTTCTAAAGCTGGTATTTGGATTGCTAAGAAACGATACGCACAATGGATTATATCGGATAATGGTGTAGCTGTTGATAAGTTAGATGTAAAGGGATTGGATGTTGTACGTTCATCATATCCAGCCGCATTTAGAAAGTTTATGGGTGAAGTTATTATTGAAATCCTAAGAGGTGATACTGAAACACAACTTACTGATAAGATTTACAATTTCAAAGCAGATTTGGTAAATATGGATGTAGTTAAGATTGCTAAAGCCGGTGGTGTTAAGAATCTATCTAAATACATGCCAAAGAAGAGAGGGCAAACGGCAATGTTCCGATTCCCATCAGGTTGCCCAGCACACGTAAAAGCATCAATCGCTTATAATCAACTATTAAAACATTGGAAATTGGATAAAACCTTCGCACCTTTGAAAGATGGTGATAAGATTAAGTGGGTATATCTAAAACAAAATCCATTTGGTTTACAAGCGGTTGGTTTCAATGGGTACGATGACCCTAAAGAAATAATGGAGTTAATTAGAACTTACATTGATTATGATAAGATTTTCGAAAGAGAACTATTAAAGAAGTTAGAAGATTTCTATGGGGCATTAGGATGGGGAGCAGTATTAAGTTCAACAAAAACAGCTGAGCAGTTTTTCGCATTTTAATTAGGATAGTTGAATAATAAATCGTATATTAGTATAATAAGAAAGTAGAATTCTACACTACTACACAACGTAGAAATAAAATGTAAATTTAATTAGGTTATATCAATTAAATTTCGTATATTTGTAAAACAATAAAATAAATATTAAAAGGACAATTATGGAAAAATTAAAATTAGATGGTTTTGTAAACCGCTACAACCTTGGTGGTGAGGTAGAATCGGTAATGATTAAATCGGATGATAACACATTATCAGTTCGAATGATATCTGATGACAAGACTCTTTTAGGAGATGTTACAGTAACTGAATCAGAATTCCCAAATGGAGAATTTGGTATCTACACTACATCTCAATTAAAAGGATTAATGAGTGTATTGGATAACAATATTAAAGTAGAAGAAGTTACTGGTGCTTTGAAATTCTCAGATAAGGGAACAAAGATGCAGTATATGTTAGCAGCACCTTCAGTTATCCCAGCGGTACCTGATTTAAAAGCTCTACCTCCTTTCAACGTAGATATTACATTAGATAATGAGTTTGTAAATAAATTCATCAAATCTAAAGGAGCATTAGCAGATGCTGATACATTTACATTCACTTGTAAAGATGGTAAAGGAGAAATCATCTTAGGATATTCTTCAATTAACTCAAACCGAATCTCAATCACTGTTGATTGTAAATGTGAAGGTGATGTTAAACCAATTGCATTTTCAGCTAAGTATTTGAAAGCTATTTTGTTATCTAACAAAGGTTCATCAACTTCATCATTGGAGATTTCTTCATCTGGATTGGCTAAAGTGGCATTCACCGAAGGAGATTATGTATCGAATTATTATTTGGTTGAAATTAAATAGTAAAATCTATTAACACTAAAAAAAGAAACATATGAGCTTTTGGGATGTAGAAGATGCAAAGCCTGAATTTATATTTGAAGATGAGAAAAGAAAACTTATTGAAAATATGGATTACTTAATGACAATGACTGTTGAAGAGCAAACTTTATATAAAAAGTGGGTTGCTTTGCAGGAGGACTCTATGATTAGGGACAAGCCACATATCTCAACTCTTTATGATACACAATGGAAACCAACTGATATCAATAATAAGGAACAAACTATCAAAGAAATAGATGAGTTAGACCCTTATATTGAAATAGTTGAGGATGATGCTGCAGCAGGTACGAAATGGACCTACTTACGTAGGATGATTCATACTATGAGTTGGACAGCTAACCCTGGTCGTAATGTAAAAATATTCATTAAGGATAGGACTAGTGGTAAATTGTTAGGATTGGTATCATTGGCATCGGATGTTACTTCAATGGGTGTTAGAGATAATTACATCGGATGGAAAAAGGAAGATAAATTCGTAAATGGTAAGTTAAACTACACTACTATCGCTTCCACTATTGTTTGTACCCAACCTTTAGGTTACAATTTCTTAGGTGGTAAACTAACCGCTATGATGACCACTGTTCCCGAAGTTAGAGAATTTTGGAAAAGAAAGTATGGACAAACATTGATAGCAGTAGGAACAACTTCTCTTTACGGAATTCATTCTCAGTATAACGGAATCCCTCACTTTAAAACGTTGGGGGAATCCGCTGGGAAGATTTCTTTAAAACCAGATGATGAGTTCTATGAACCTTGGCACCAATGGATAAAGCAGAATAGAGCAGAATGGTATGAGAAAGCTATTACCAACGAAAGAATTCGTAATGGTAAGAGTATGGGAACTGGTAAGGGAGCTAGTGGACCTGTAAGTGGTATCAAACAAAAGATTCTTGGGCAGATATTCAAAGAATGTGGTATCAAGCAATCGGCATATCATCATGGTTTTAAACGTGGTGTGTATTTAGCAATGATGTACGAAAACGGACCTGAGTTCTTACGTTCAGAAATAGAAGAATCTGAATTAGTAATGAAAAAGAAGTTCGTAGAAGGACAAGAGAATATTAATAAGTGGTGGAAACGACAAGCTACAAAGAGATATTCTAAGTTGCATGATGCTGGTAAATTAAAAACGGAACACTTATTTTATTTAGATGGGATAGGTACAACGTGGGAAGAGTTTAAAGCTCAACGATTAAGTGAAGTAGGTAGATAATAAAACAAAATAAAAATATATAAATGGCATTTTTCGAACAAAACGAAGAGGAGAAAGTAGATAACAGTTTGTGGGTGGAATCCTACCGTCCAACTAAGTTGGTTGATTACGTAGGTAATGCACACTTAAAATCTAAAATAGAAGGTTACTTGGAAACTGGTGATGTTCCTCACTTATTATTACATGGTAGAGCTGGTACTGGTAAAACAACATTGGCTAAACTGATAGTAAAATCAGTTGATTGTGATTATATGGTGATTAACGCATCTGATGAAAACAACGTAGATACTGTACGTAATAAGGTAAAAAACTTTGCATCCTCTATGGGATTCAAAAAGTGGAAGATAGTAATTTTGGATGAGTTTGATTATATGTCACCAAATGCACAAGCTATTCTTCGTAACTTAATGGAAACATTCTCACAACATTGTAGATTTATTCTAACGTGTAATTATGTTGAGAAGGTAATTGACCCGATTCAATCTCGTTGTCAATCTTTTCAAATTGTACCTCCAACTAAGAAAGATGTTGCAATTCAAATCTCAAAGATTTTGGGAGCGGAAGGTGTTGAATTTGAACCAAAGGATTTAGTTCCAATTATTGATGCAGGTTACCCTGATATTCGTAAGATTATCAATACCTGTCAATTGAACTCAAACAAAGGCAAGTTACAAGTAGATACTCAGAACTTATTAGAAAATGATTACAAAATCAAAGTGTTGGATATTCTTAAATCTAAAGATGATAAGAGAAACAAATATACTAATATGAGGCAAGCCATCATTGATAGTAGAGTAACTGATTTCTCAGAACTATTTACTTTACTTTATGAGAAGGTAGATGAGTTCGCACCATCAAATACGGCAAATGTAATCATTGCACTATCTGAAGGACAGAGTAGACACTTTAACGCTATTGATAAGGAAATCCCAATGGCAGCAACATTAATCGAAATATTAAATTTAATTTAAGATGGCAACAAAAGTAATAGGAATGAATGGTGGGAAACCACAAAAGCCAACACAATCACAACAAGTTGAGACTGGACAAGGGCAACCTAAAATAGACTTAGGTAAATCCAAACCAATCGTTTGTGCACATTGTGGAGATGATGTATTCGTAACCGCTGGTAAGTTCCGTAAGATTTCAAAATTGATAACTGGTACTCCGCAGGATGTAGTAGTTCCAATAGATGTTATGTTATGTGCTAATTGTGGTGAGATATGTGAGGAATTAATGCCGGAACAATTGAAAGCATTAATCCAAATGGATTTGAACAAATCGGAAGGTAAGTAATGGCAATAGGACTGTTCGACCACATAAAAATGATTACCAACACACAGGACCCAAAGTATTGGGATAAGTTGGAAGATGCTGATAAGAAAACGTTTTCCAACTTTATGGTATTACGATTCCTATCTATGAAATATGAGTGGGTAGAAACAATAGCAGCTGTTCAACCATATCTTCAAGAAGTACCACCAAAGGCAATGTATTTAGCATTAATTGATTTACTTCCAAAGGGTAGACACTTTATGAAGTATATGAAACCAAAGGGAGCTGATAAGTATGAGAAGTGGTTGGTTGAATTAGTAGCAAATCATTATGAGGTATCTAAGTTGGAAGCTGAGAGTTACCTAAAGATTCTATATAACTCAAAAAGTGGCAAAGAACGTATTATTCAGTTATGTGAAGATTATGGTACTGACCCTAAGATTATCAAAAAGTTAAAAATTAAAATATAGATTATGAACAAAGTGGTATATAATTTAGAAGATGTTCGTGAGTTAGTTAAACAGCTAAAAGAACATAGACCTACTATTGAGATAACGATTGAAGAAGAATTCAATTCGTTGTTTCAAACCATACCTGGTATTGAATTACCTACTGATTTTTATGCATGTGATTCTTATGTAGATGAAACCGATTGTGAGGATGATGGTGAACCAATAACCGATTGTGGATATTATGGGGATACAGAATATAAATTTAATATCAACGAACCTACATATGATGATAAGATTACATGGACTGGTATTGGGAAATATGATTTAGATATGTATATATCTCATATTGAAGATTTCATTAAAGATGGTGGTGAGGGAGACTCTAATTTTGAATACGATGGGTTTGAACTCTATTTGCAAAATTTAATTTATAATGGTGAAATCGAAGGACTGACATGCGCAGACCAAATTGAAGAACACTCATATATAATTGCAGATAGTTTAATAATGCACTATGGTGGATTGAAAATAGTAGGTTGGAATGGTATTAATGAAATTGATTATCAAGACACCTCCTTTAAAATTATTGAAAATTAAAATATAGATTATGACAAATACTGAGAAAGTAAAAGAAATGGTTTCGATGATTATGAAAACATCTGATTTAGAAGTAGCTAAGATGACTATGGGACCGGTATTATCTGCTGAATTACCATTTACAACTAAAGTAACCTTTACTGGTAATGTTGCTAACATATACATAGAAGAGGGAACAACTGATGGACAATGGGGTGGTGATATGAAACTACTCACTGTTGATTTATCATAACACATATAAAATATAACAAATTGAAGAAAAGTGAAATTACATTTGGTAGTTTCACTTTTTTTTCGTATATTTGTGTAACAAACAAAGATATTTATGGCAAGAGTTAGTTTTTCACAATATTCAACCTATTCATCATGTCCTCAACAATATAAGTTGAGATACATAGATAGATTAGGAGAATCTTCAGCAAACATATATACAATTTTCGGAACGGCAATACATGAAACGATTCAAGAGTTCCTAAAAGTTATGTATGGTACATCTAAGAAAGCAGCAATGGAGGTTAACACCGATAAATTGTTAGCAGAATGGATGCGAAAGGAATATACAAAAGAAACCGAAAAGTTATCAGAGGGAACTATATGTTCTCAATTGGAATTAGAAGAGTTCTATGGTGATGGTAGGAGAATCTTAGAATGGTTCAAAGCAAAGATAGATAAGTTTTACACAAAGACTGGATTTGAGTTAGTAGGTATAGAGATACCACTTAAAGCTAAAATAAAACCAGGTGTGGAATTCATAGGTTTCATTGATGTGGTGATGAGGGATTTATCAGATAATTCAATCATTATTATAGATTTGAAAACATCTACAATGGGTTGGAACAAATACGCTAAAGCTGATAAGTTTAAAAACGCTCAGATAGTTTTGTATAAGAAATATTATTCTGAACTATTCGATATCTCATTGGATAAGATAAAAGTAGAATATCAGATTATGAGAAGAAAACTCTATGAAGATGCTCCATTCCCAATCCCATATATGTCAAAGCATATCCCAGCAAATGGTAAACCAACTGTAAACAAAATATATACAGAGTTTAATAATTTTGTAAATGATGTATTTGATGATGAGGGTAAGTACCGAAATATCAATTACCCAAAGCAACCAGGTGATAGACAAAAGAATTGTAAATTTTGTGAATTTGGTAAGAGGGGATTATGTGATAAAAAATCATCGTAAAATAAAATATCTATATACTTATATATATGAAACAAATACATATATTATGAGTGTAGAAACAAAATTAACTACTGTAAAAATAATTAAAGGAGTATATTCAACGTTTAAACAAGTATCGTTTGAATCGGATGTAACACTTCAGAAATTGGTAAATAGAACAGTAGAACGTTACGTATCCGATGAGGAGTTCAGAAATGAAATGAATGAGTACTTAAAACTACAAATCAGCGGTTCACAATTTTAAATTAAAAAGGTTATATTAATAAGTTATGAGTAAAAAGAAAAA